AAAGTAGTTGTTATGAATATGTTGAACAATTGATTGACGATATAGGATATGAAGGGTTTAACAAAGGATTTGCAAACCAATACTTGGACACAGATGCAATCGTTAGTTATGCTGAAGATGTGTGGGCAGATTTGGTTAGAGATGAGCCTGGTTCTTATTTTGAAGATAGTGAAAGAATGTTATCAAATGAACAAGAAGAAAAAATTGAAATATTAAAAAAACGAATTGAAAATATTGAAAGGACTATTGAACATTTGGAAGAACAAATGGATGGTGAAAATGATGATATGATTCAAGAAAAGATTGACGAATTAAATGAGGTTTCAGAAGAATATTCAACAGAAATAGAAGAAATTGAGGAGGACCCTGAAGGGGATTTCCCTGAAGACTTAATTGAAGACAAGGTTGATGAATTAGTAAGTGACACTAAACGTGACCCTGAAGGATTTATGGAAGAGTTTGGTTTATCTTGGTCGGATTATGTTGATAAGGATGAATTTATTGAGGGGGTAATTGATGCTGATGGATATGGGGCCACCCTTAATAGTTATGATGGAAATGCGGATGAGATTTATGTTGGAGACAAGTTATTTTATGTAATGAGAATTGATTAATAATTTTATTAACTTTATAATTGGAATATGGGTAGAAAGAAAAAGATATCATTTAAATTAAATCCCGAGTGGATGTTCAAAGAACCTTTGGATTTTGAATACAATAAATATACTTTATTGGATTATATACAAAAATGTGAAAAAGGTTTTAATAATATGGAGGTCTATCCTGATTTCGTTGAATTATCACTTCATTTGGCTAATTTACAATCAATTGTTAAGGAAAATACATTATTGCTTACAAATAAAAAATTCGAGTCGTGTGATGATGAAATATTGGTTAAAGAACTTATCATAAAAAAACCAAGAGAATTATCTAAAAACGAAGAACACGAATTAGAACAGACTATTAAATTTTCAGGTAGTAAATTATTCGACGCTTTCAATATGGCCAAAGCCATATGGAATATTGCTTACGACAGTATTGAGATAAGTTTAAAGAAAAACAAAACAGGATTAGTGTCTGGTTCAGGATATGTTTTCTTTTATCAAAAAGAAACCGAAACACTTTTTGTTTGGGAATATCAAATTAAAAAGTCAAAAACGGATAATCAAAACAATAAGACTTATCTTAACTTAATTTATGATGGACCTGTTGATGAACTTACAATGACTAATATTCTTAACACATTCTCAACATGGAATACCACAGATTTTTATAAAGAACTTCCAATTTTTGAAATTAAGACCTCCCAAGTCTTTCCAATGGAACAAACCATGATTCCAATCATGAAAAGAAAAATTATGGCGTACGTTTTTCAAGTAGTAAATTTCGAAAAAATTGGTAATAACTTTGACTCTGAAATATAAGTTTCTTATATTTTGTCATGGGTTTCAACAAACGATGGGTCGTACTTGACAGATGTATCAACGCCTTAAAACAAGGTAAATTAAAAGAATATTACGGTAATAGTGATATGTTTTATTTCGAAGATGAAGTGAGTTCTAGAATTCATGACTTATATTGTCAAGGTAAATCGGATGAAGAAATCCTTATAATTATTAACCAATTAAACACGGAGGAAAAAACCAATGAAGTGCATTAAATTAATTAGACAATCTAAAGGTAGAGAGTTAGGAGAAATCATGCGTACGAGCGATTCAGACGCAGAATTAAGAGTAAAAGGTGGTAACTGGGGTTACGCACCAAAATCAGAGTGGAAAGACTATAAAGGTAAATCTAAAAAGACCGAACAAGTAACCGAAGAAGTGACTGACCAATCAGTGGGTCAAGTAAAGGCAAGAAGGGGGAAGAGAAGTAATGATAAATAGGACTTTCTTTATAGTGATGTTATTATTTGTTACAGGAGGCGTAGTACTATTAACTTACGAACTATCCACACGTAAAAGATTAGACACTGATAAGATTAAAAATCTTAGGGATAGTCTTGAGATGGAATATTATAAAAAACAATTAGAGTCGTACCCATACGACCACAGTAAAATACCGACAGATGACACAATCAAATGAGATGGTAAACCATCCAAATCACTATGGAGGTGAGGATAACACATACGAAGTAATAAAAGTATGCGAGGCTTGGGAATTAGATAGAGATGCTTACTTATTCAACGTAGTTAAATATGTTGCGAGAGCGGGTAAAAAAGATTCAGCAAAAGAATTAGAAGACCTTAAAAAAGCCGCTTTTTATTTAAACCGTAAAATTAAAAACTTAGAGTCGTGATTTATTGGATAACGGGACAACCTGGTTCAGGTAAGACTACATTGGCGAAAGCAATCATCAAAGAAAGATACTTCCGAGATTGGTTTCACATTGATGGTGACGATATAAGAGAATTATTCGATAATAAAGATTATTCGAAAGAAGGTAGGATGAAGAATATCTTATTGGCTCAACAAATATCTCAATATTTACACTCCAAAGGAAAAGATGTTATTGTATCTTTAGTATCACCATACAAAGACCAAAGAGATATTTTCAAAGAAAATATGGGTAATGAATTGAAAGAGATTTATATTCACACTTCTGAAGTTAGGGGAAGAGAAAATTTCTTTGTGGAAGATTATGAAAAACCAACAGAAAATTATGTTGATATATGTACCGACAATATTAATGTTGCTGAATGTGTTGAAATAATCTTTAAAAAAATTATCTAATGAAAAAAATACATATTGAAGGTGACCCCAAATTAAAAAATACTGGGGGTAAACAATATTCAATGTTTGTAGGTAGATTCCAACCATTTCATGATGGACATAGATGGGTTCTTGATGAAATGTTGAATGAAGGTAAGAATGTTCTTATTTGTATCAGAGACATTGAACCTGATACAAATAACCCATTCACTGCTAAAGAAGTTGAGAATAATCTTAATGGACAACTTCTTGATTTAATTATGGAAGGTAGAGTTAAAGTAATGGTAATCCCAAACATTGAATCTGTAAACTTCGGAAGAGGAGTTGGATACGATATCATAGAATATTTACCACCACAAGAGGTGAGTGATATCTCAGCCACTAAAATAAGAGAACAATTAAAACAAGAAAGTAAATTATAATGTTAGAAACAAATAGAATTATTCAAGGAGACTGTGTTGTTGAGATGGGAAAACTCCCTGAGGCTACGGTTGACTTAATGGTTACATCACCACCATATAACGTGGGAATAGATTACGATAGTCATAACGACAGAATGTTTATGGAGGATTATTGGGGATGGACCGAACAATGGTTAACACAAGCTTATCGTTTATTAAAAGATGATGGTAGAGTCGCTATAAACGTACCTTATGAAGTAAATGTACAAGACAGAGGTGGTAGGGTTTTATTTATGGCTGAGTTTTGGAATGTTATGAAAAAAGTTGGGTTTCAATTCTACGGACTTGTTGACCTTGACGAAAACTCGCCACACAGAAGTAAGACTACGGCTTGGGGTTCATGGATGTCACCAAGTAGTCCTTATATATATAATCCTAAAGAGTGTGTTGTTTTAGCATACAAAAAAGACAGGATTAAAAAAGTTAAAGGTGAACCACAATGGAAAGGAGAGTTGGTTGACTTGGAACAAGAAGATGGTACTATAAAACAAAAAATGATGTATCAAGACGAAGATAAAAAAGAATTTATGAGTCTTGTATATGGACAATGGGAATATTTTGCTGACACCAAACAACAAACTAAAGCAACATTCTCAATGGATATTCCAATGAAGGCGATTAAGATACTAACATATAGAAACGATGTGGTACTTGACCCATTTGCAGGTAGTGGGACTAGTTTGGTTGCTGCGGAAATTAGTGGTAGACGATGGATTGGGATTGAATTAAGTGAGAGCTATACTAAAGTGGCTAAAGAAAGAGTTCAACACTTTATAGATAAGAATCGACAAATAGAATTAGGTTTATAATAAAAAGGTCCTCGAGACCTTTTTTTTGTTTATACGAGTATTTATTAAGAAAAGTACAAATGGTTCAAATCATAATCACAGAAGAACAATTAAAATTAATTAAAGAAAACCTTAGGATTGATAAAAACTATAAGGGTCAATTTAGTGAAAGTAATATTGATTCCTCAAATACAAGTACTTCAATAGAAATGGACCCATTTGCTAAATTTTTAAGAGGATTGTTTACAGGACAATTAAACCAAATGTCTGAAGTGTAAAAAAATAACTATGAAAGAAGAATTAATTTTAAAACTAATACAAATACAAACTCAGTTTAAATTTATGCATTGGCAAACAATGGGCGATGCTAAACATAGAGCTTATGGTGAAATATACGACACTTTAGGAGACCTTATTGATAGTTTTGTAGAATCAATGATGGGTAAATATGGTAGACCAGAATTTGAGTCGGAATTTTCAATAATGTTTCAAGATTTAAAATCATTAAGTGTTCAAAACTTTATAGATGGAATTACTGAATTTTTAGTGTTAATGACTGAACAGTTAGATACTAAATATGATACTGATTTATTAAATCTAAGAGATGAAATGTTGGCTTCGGTTAACAAATTAAAATACTTACTTACGTTAAAATCATAATAATGGTAAAAAACTTAGTTAATTGATGAAAAGAATAATATCGGAAACAGGGCTTAGAAACATTAATGCTCTAAAAAAAAGGTATCAAAAAGCTGAGATTTATTTTCATCAAGATTTGGATGGTGTAACAACCGCAATTGCGATGAAAAAATACCTTGAAGATAATGGTATTAATGTCATAGGCACTCACATTATTCAATACGGTGATAAAGAATTCTCTGTTAAAAAAAATGACGCTCAAGGAGATGTAATGCCAGTTCTTGTTGATTTTGCTCACGGTAAACCGATGTTTGTAATTCATACTGACCACCACGATAAGCAAGTTGGTGTTGAAAAGGGAACCTCAAAACAGTTTAGAGGGGCTCGTTCAAATGTCGAAACAATCTCACAAGTTGTATCTCCAACCGATTTATTTCCTTCGGCCGATATATTATTAATTAATACTGTAGATTCTGCGGATTATGCAAAGTTTAATGTAACACCACAGGAAGTGGTTAATTATGTTTACAGGATAGATAAAGATTCTTCACTCCAAAGAAATAAAATGTTATTAGGATTAGTAATTAACAAATTACTTTTAGCGTTTAAAAACAAACCAGGATTCTTAGAGTCTTTGGTTATGGATTCTGAACCATCTTTAATGTCGATATTAAATAACATTAAAGATTGGATGACAAGAACAAACGCAGCAAAACCTGAAGACTTACAAAAAAATGCACAAGATTATGTGGACAAAATGAAGGACTACCCAACTGTATCTGATAACATTATTTTTCAGTACGGTGGGGGGAGTATGTTTAAACCTGGGTCTTACGAC